TTGGATAAAAACACCCGGTGCCCAACTTGGGCACCGGGTATTTTATATCATGTTGAGCCTTTGCGCTGTCTGCCGCGCCCTCGTATAAATCCCGGGCAGCCGCCTCGACAGGGTGCTCCGCTCCATGCACAGCTCGACGGCCACGTCGATCTGGGGCGCTTTGCCCACGATGTAGCGGCGCACGATCTCGGCGTCCTGCCTGCTGTATCCGGCCTCGCGTATGACGCGCTCCCACTCGCTTTGCAGCAAACCGGATAAGTCGTCTGGAATATGGACTCTTGCGCTTGCCAATGGCGTCCCTCCTTCCGGAGGGCGCGGCGGACAGCTTACTTCATCGCCTTTGCGAGCTTTTTGAGAAGATCGTCACCGTACTTGTATCCGGCGAGGTAATCGATTGTGCTGTCTGTAAGACCGGCCTTCTGCCGGATGGTCTTCTTTGCTTCCTCGACGGCCTCGTCGACCTTTACGGTGTCGTACTCGACCCACGGGAGCTTTCCGTGTTTCTGCCACCTGCGGGCGTGGTATCCGGCTTTCATGCCGATGTTCTGGACGGCGGTGATCTGTGCGCCGTTGTCCCAGATCGGGGTGCATTCGACCGCCAGACCGTCACCGATGTACATGCCCCAGTGCCCGGGCATCCAGAGGCCTTCGCCGGGAATGAGCTTGTCCCATCCGGTCGTGGACACGTCCTTACACTTTGCGATCATGCCGTCGGCGGAAACGTCCGGGACGCTGTTCGAGGCGTACCTTGCGCCTCCGTAGTAGGCGTTTTTGTTGCCGTTCCAGCCCCAGAGAATGCCTTTTGTCAGGTTCACGCAGTCAAAGCCATAGACAACTTTTCCGATGAGGCTGCGCAGATATGTGACTCTGCCGCCGGTGTACCAGTCCGGGTACTGGGCGGATTTCTCGTCAATGATCGTTTCGCTCACGGGGGAACCGAAGCAGCCCCACATGTAGACGGTCTTGTAGTTCTTCGCAACGTCAATGTGCCTGCGCACAAGCTCGGATGCTTTCATCATTTCTGTTCACCCTCCTGCGCATTTTTGCTACCGTCGAGTGCGTCCTGAAGCTTCTGAGACTGACTGCCGAAATAAAACGCAATAATTACGGCGTAGATCGTCATAAAGTCCTGCGAGATTTTGCCCGCGACGGACATGTAGGCGAACACGCCCGTCAGCGTGAGCGTGACCAGGCTCTTGACGCTGAGTAAATTACCCAGCCGCTTTTTGATATTATCCATTATGTACCTCCATCGTCATTTGGTTTTGCAAATACTCTCTTACACAGCAGGAGTAGCAGCTCCCCGCCGAACGCCGCCGCCGCGAAGATCAGCACGTCGGAGAGGTCGGACGGGCGGTCTAGGATGACCGCGACCGTCTTGATGACCACTGCCCACGCGAGCGTAAGCGTCAGGGCGTAAATGCAGTAGTAGACCAGTTCCCGCGCCATGCGCCCCTTCGTCTTCCGCTTCTTCTGCCCGTCCGCCATATCAGCCACCCAGCCCCGCCAGAGCCAGCGCGTAGCCTACCAGCCCCGCGACGATTGCTGTCACGGCTGCCTTGATAAGCCCCTCCCAGCGGCTGCCGGGGAGCGCCTTGAGGGCTTTCACGTCGGTCTTGATCTCGTTCACGTTCGACTCGATCGTCTCCTGCTTCGTCGCCAGCACCTCCACGGAGGTGGCCAGCTGGTGAAGCGCCTTGTTGTCCGCCTCGAGCTCGTCGATGCGGTGTTGGTTGGATTTGCAGCGCGCGTCGAGCGCTGCAACATACGCCTGAATTTCGTCGTCCATATCTGTCTCCTTTCTCGCCCGAAGGCGGCGCTATACTTTCTTCCAGGCCGTCGGGGCGACCGTCGGGGTAAACACATTTCCGTCCATGAGCGACTCATACAGGTTGCCGCCCCACCAGCCCTTCTCGCCCTTTGCGAAGGCCAGCGTGGAGGTAATTACTTCAGGGATGATCCTGTATCCGTCCCGGTACTGCACGTCCTCCCAGAGCGTAGGCGCGTCGTCGGGCGTGTTCTGCGCGGTGTCCCAGAGGTCGACGGCGGCTTTTTTGATCTTGCCGTGCCAGTTGATGCGCGTGCCCGCTTTGACGAGGCTGCCGCCGCCGGTAAGCGTCCCCAGAAGCTCCGGCGCGAGGCTGACAGTCTTGTCGTCCAAAGCGCTTGCCGCCTGTTCGATGTACGGGCGCATTTTTCGTGCCCTATCCGTGTACGTCATGGTGCTGCCTCCCCCAGCAAGATTTTCGCCGCTGTCTCGGTGTCGATCAGCCGCTCACGCAGCTGCTCCGGGCTTGCCGTCTCGATGTCAAAATTGTCTGTGACAAGCTTATCCGTCTCCGTGTAGGTGTACGGCGTACCGTCAACGTCAATTGCCTCATCGTACTCTGCGCCCGTCTCCACCTGCCGGATGAGATAGCCCGCATCCGAGTACGTTTTGTACAGTTCCACGCCGTCTGTGCGCGTTTTGTAGTGCTCTCTTACGATCATGCTCACACCCCCACAATATGGTCTGCCAACGAGCTCCAGTTTGTTGCCGCTTTCCACGCATCGGCAAGAGATGCAGGAACTCTGATCTCCAGCTGTTCGTGCGTCTGATCGAACGCGTTGACGTTGGCCAGCGTTGGAACTGCCGTACAGTGCGTGAAGTCCACAAACCGCAGCGGATAACATCGTTGAAACACCTGCGCCGGGATGCTCGCGATATCCCCAAGGCACGTCACTCTGCGCAGCGCGTTGTCCCCCTGAAATGCAGCAGTGACAAAGGTTGTAGCGTCCGCTGGGATAGTGACTTCTAACAAAGAGCGGCAGAACATGAAATCTCCAACTTGCCCGTTGACAGCCTTGATGTGGACGCGCTCGATGGATTGTGCCTGTCTCGCAGCAGTCATATCAAAATTTACCTGCCGGACTGCTGTACTTGTGATGGCATAATTATTTGTTTGCGTCGTCCCTTTCGATGTTGCGATTGCACTGAGACTGACGCAATTATAAAATGTTTGCCTAATTTCATCCATATCCGCCGCGATTAGCACACGCAGTTGTGTACACATCTCAAATGCCCGAGCAGCATATACTTTCGTGCTTTGTGGGAGTGAGATGCTCTCAAGCCTACAACAATTTCTAAAGCACTGCGGATCTGTTCTCGCTACCCTTGCACCGACCTCGACTTTCCGCAGCATCGAGCAGCGGCCACTATCCGTTTCGCCTTTTGCAATCAGCATATAGCCATCGCGTCCAAGCCACATCGTCGTACCCTCTTTGACGCTCATCGTGATCACGTATGAGCCGCTGGAGGCGTACACATGCCGATGCTCAATGTAGGAATCTGCGTTTTTTGCTTCCGGGGTCGTTCCGTCGCCCCAATCGACCGTCGTAGCGTTCCGGGTGCTCTGCCAGTAATTGAGCACAAAATCGTCCCACGTCTCGGTGTCCACGTCGACGTAGAGCCTCGTTTTGCCGTCGTCGGTGATGTACAGCGCGCCGATATCGAGCTCACGGCCTGCGTCCTTGATGTCTTGGAGCGTCCAGTTCCAACCCTGACAGATCAAGCCGTCATGGCTCGGAAGGGGCGGCAACTCGGTCTTCGTGGCCAGCTCGGCGAATGTCCAGCTGTAGAGCAAAGTGCCGTCATAGTCCCAGAAATTGATGTCCGACTCCTTGGGCGGTGTGGTGTCTAACGTGCCGGTGATCTGCGCGCCCGAAGCGTCGTGCGCCGTCACGCCGGATTTGAGCGTCGCGGGGGTGATGGTGTCCTCAGACAGATCGATGAGCACCTTGTCGCCGTAAACGATTTTGCTCTTTGTGGTCTCAGCTCCGGGAATCTCAGGTGCCGCCATACGCTCACGCTCCTGCCTTCTTGCCGATGGTGACGGTCACGCCGCCAGCAGCGTTAGGCGTTTCATTGTAGTAGATCGCGGCCACGTCGACCTGCGACATGTAATCGTAGCCGGGGTCCGGCAAAATCGTCTGCGCGGTCGTGAGAGGCTCGACGGACTTCGTTTGTGCCTTGATGGCCTCGCCGCTGTACGTGCCTGTCACGCCGAGGATCGTCACGCCCGCCTTGATGTTCCCGGCAATGATCTTCGCGGCCTCTGTGGGGTCGATAGCGACCTTGCCGCTTCCGTCGTGGTAGCCGATGGGGACGATGTACTCGCCCTTGACCGTCGTGATCTTCGCGGCCACCGCGCCGTTATTCGGCATTTCGCCCGTGATCATCGAGCCCCTTGCGCCCGCCGTCTTGCCGAAGAGGATTTCCGAGGCCTTGACGGTCGCGCCGGACGTGTCGAGGTCAAATTTGCACGTGCCGGTATGCAGCTCGCCGTCCGAGCCGTGATACTTAAAGCCAAGCAGGACTTTGCCCGGCTCCACCGTGTCGGCGGTCAGGTCTAACAGCACCTCGCCGCCATAGATAAATTTACTTCTGCCCAAAATTTACACCTCCGATGCAATATAGACCGTCGTGCCGGTCTCGTTGGATACCTCATAGTATGGGACTTTTGTGACGGTCACATCGTCCGCCAGCAGCTTGTTTTTCGTCGGCAAAACAACCGGCTCAAATGCCTTCGGCACGACCTCATAGTTCCCCTCATACGCCTCGCCGCCCTGATAGACCACCTTCGCCGGGGCGATCTTCATCTTGATCTCCGGCTGGGAGAGCGTCATTTTAATCATATCCCGCCTCCTTGAGAAGCTCCTTGACCGGCTGCGAGACAATATCCGCAGCCTGCGGGTTGCCGTCCCCGTCCGTAAGCGCCAGCTGGAGCCGTGCGCTCTTGCCGGGGTCGAGCTGCATCGCGTCGGCAAGGGGGATCGTGACGAGCAGGTGCGTCTCGTCGACGACCGCCGGCACGTACTCAAAAAACAACGCGCCCTGCCGGAGCCAGAACTGGAGCTTTGTTGCCTTGGTAAGGTCTGTTCCGATCACCTCGACCGATAAAGCATTTTTGATCTTTTCGCGCATCGTATCACCTCACTTTGGATTGCCTACGACGTACTCGACGACGTAGGTGCCGCTGATGCGGCAGATCTTCACGCGGTCCCCCGCCTTGAATGTAACGTTGGTATTGCATTTGTAATGCTTTGCTGTGGCGGCGGTCTGGCCGTCGAAGATCAGGCTCAAGCCGTCTGTATGTTTCGCGCCGACGGTGGCGAGCTCTGCCGCAGCCGGTTCCGTGTTTTTCTGCCCGCTCATGCAATCACCGTCCTTTTTGCTGTGTGCGTCATCAGCTCACCGGGGCTTAATCTCAGCTGCCAGCCGGTCTCTTCGTAGATTCCGCCGAACTCGGGCGCGTCGATGCTCAGAACGTCGCCCACGCCGTGTCCACCCTCCGGCAGGCCGTAGAATGTGATCGTCCGGGTACCGAGCTGGGACTGGAAGCAAAGATCGTCCACGTAGGCTTGCAGCGCCTCCTGCGAGGCGATATTGTCCACTTTGACCACCTGTGTGATGCGCTGCCCGCGCTTAAAAATGGAGATGGAGCTAGACGGGCTGTTATTCTCGGCTTTGGCCACTAAAGGAGCCTCCAAGTCCGGGTTGCTGCAAATGGCGACAAAGACATTCGGCGCGTCGAAGATGTCCTGTTCCTGCGACATATCACGCGAGACGGGCGCCAGCAGCCGGATATCCGTGCTCGAGTAGCGCCAGCGGATATTTGCCGCATTTGGTGTTGCCTTTGGCTCCAGATGCCCGATGCCGCTGCCGTCGAACCACACGGGTTTGTAGTTGATCTCGCCGAGCAGCTGGTTGCAGATCGTGAGATAGTCCGTGCCCTCCTGCCAGTCCTCGCGGTCGGTCTGCAAGGTCTCGCTCGTGGGTGTGGCGATCACAAGGCCTATACCGGCCTGCGTCATCAGCTGCTGCACGGCGGTAATGTAATTTGTCCCGGCTGCCAGGTGCAAAATGCCCTCCGTCTTGATCGTCTGGATCATCCAACTGCGGTCGTACGCGTCGAGCCGGAGGAAGTGCCCCTGCGCGCTGACGGTGTCCGAGTACGTCGTGATCCGGTACACGCCCAAGGGGTACTCTTGCCCGTCAAGCTCCAGCACAGGCTGGAGCTCGTCGGAAAGATATTCGATGTCGGGGTTGTGGAGGAATGTTCCGCCGAGGCTTCCTATGATGTCGCCGGACGCATTGACGAGCACGTCAGGCGCGGAATCTTTGAGCCAGCGCAGCTCCGAGAACTTCGCGCCGCGCCGCAGCACGTCCACGCGGTAAGATACCTTGTGCGTCATAGCCTCACCTCGTCGTCAAAGTCGATCTGCTCGATGGTAAAATTAAACACATTGAGGAAGCCGTCGTGCTGCTTGGGTAGGCTCGTGATGTAGCCGATGACCATGTCGCCCTGCGGCGTCTTTGCGCAGACAAGCTTGCCCACAAGTCCCATGAGCTGCCTGATCTCGCTCTCATCGAGCAGCGCCGCCGTGATGCTGAGCGCGTCCGTGCCGGAGTCGACCTCGACCGCGACGGGATAATACGCGCCGGAGAGCTGCAAAAGCTCGACCTGCCGGGAGAGCGTGCGCGTCGTCTGCCGGTGCTGGCTGTCCGAGTATGGGAGTCTCAAGGTTTGGCCGGTGTCCAAGTCTGACACCTGATGCACCTCCGCGCGAACATCGACCGTGACCGCACTAGACAAACCGTAGTTGCTCGAATCTGCGTAGCAGCCGCGCACCTGGTACGTTGTGCTGCCGGAGGACAGCTCGTCGGTGTACTGCGTCTGGGTGAGCTTTGCAATCGGCTTTTCGTTTCGGTACACAAGATAAAAGTCATAGCTGCCGGAGGTCTGCCAACTGAGATCCGCGACGCTCGATGCCTGCACGGTAAGCGTTATACTCGCGCCCGGCGTGTTGGTGACAGGCAGCGCCGCCGCGCCCCAGTCAGACCACATGCCATATTGATTTTGCACGCGCACGCGCACCGTGTGGCTGCCGTCCGCGAGATAGGCAGGGCTCGTCCACGTCTTCTCGGTGCCGTAGTGCGTGCCGCCGGAGAGAACGCCGTCCAGCTCGACCTGGTACGCCTCCTGCTCGGAGGTCTGCCAGCTGATGGACGGGCGCGGACCGGTGCTCTTGATCTGGATACTCGGAGCCGTCGGCGCGGCGATCACGACGATCTGCGCCGCATCGCTCCACGCGCCCGCAACACCGTCTGCGTTGTAGGTGCGCACGCGCCAGTATTTGATGCTGGACGTGAGCGTCCCGGCAGGACACGTCCACTGCCGCGCCGAGCCATTCACGGTTGCAAGCGTCTGCCATGTACTTCCGTCTGCGCTTTTTTGCAGGTCTGCCTTGCTCTGCGCTGTTCCGGTTGAGATCGAGTGCTGCCACTTGAACAGTACGTCCTTTGAGCCGTCAATCACCGTGTCGACCGGGCTCAGAGGCGCGGCGGTCGGCGTTGCGTCGGCGGTCGAAATTGTCACCCAGTTGGACGTTGTGACCACGCCGCTGTTTGCCGTGACGGCTACCTGCCACTGGATGCTCGTCGTGCCAGCGAAGGTGTTGGCAGGCACCGTGACGCTCTGCGTGTTGCCGGAGACATTGATCGTGTGGATTGTACCGCTCGTGCCGGAGCGCCAACGGAAGACGGCAGAGGCTTGCTCGACCTCAGGCGCGCAGCTATAATTAGCAGCGCGTGCACTCCACGCAAATAGGTTGTCTTGTGTTTTTATTACTGCGCCAGAGGCGGGAGACAAATTGGATAATTCCAGCCCAATCGTGTCGCTGTCGTCGACGGTAATTGTCAAGTATGGGGCGTTAGTGCCACTTGTTGTTACAGCTACGGAACCATCGGAATAGCTTGGAAGGAAAAAAGCAATCCCGTACCATATGCCGTATTTAGTGACATAGGTGCTAATTTCGTTCCAACCGCGCGAAATGCTTGTCTTGTTGTAAGTCGAAGCAGAAATATTATTAGGCTTAGTGTTGTATGTGATGGATTCAGCGTCGAATGGTCGGACGAGACTATCCGTGTACGCCTTGTCCGCGTCTGTCACTTTACTCAGGTATGCATGCGCTGTCGAGTCGGTTATACGCTTAAAGCGCATATTTTGTGGGAGCTCCTGGAAAGACAACAGCAGATAGTCCCCGCCCGTGATAGTAACCGGGTTTGATGTGTGGTCGTTCACGCCTCTTGCAGATTCGTCCAAAAAAGCGAAATCTTTGATTTTTACAGTAGCCGTAAGGCTCAATCACGACACCCCCATTCTGGCCACTCGTCTCTGGTTTTTCATGCGGCGGATGAAGTCGTCGATCTCGCGGATTTCGTTCGCCTGCACGATAAAGTTGTAGGTATCGCCGCCGGAAAGGCTGCGCCCTTCCTGGTTGGTCCCGATGCGAGAGCCCTGCGGCAGCCACACCGGCTCGGGGCCGTTTTCGCCGACCCACGTCACGCCGCCAATAAAATTGTCCGTTCCGGCTGCGTTCTGGTGCCACTTGCCGTCGGCCCCCATGTAGCCGCCCGTGCCCGTGTAGCCGACGCCGGAGACGTAGCTCGAGCCGCTGGACAGTGCGCCCTTGTATTGCAGCTGCTGCATATTACTCAGCTGGCCGCTAGACATGTTAAGACCCAGCGCTGTCTTGATCTTGTCGCCGTTGAGCGTCAGCAGGCCGACAAGCAGATTTGTCGTGTCCGCGATCAAGGCCATCGTCGTTGCAACCGGCTTGAGCGCTGCGTCGAGCGCCGGAAGCACAGCGACGGTCAGGTCGCCCAGCGGCTCCAAGATCTGCGTTGCAGAGGTCAGGATGCTGCCGAATTTGTCCACAACGCCAGACTCCACAAAAGCCTTTCCGATTTTTTGGATAAAATCTGCCGTGTCGCCCAGCGCCTCGGTCATATACGGCGCGTACTCGGCGGAGATCTGCTTCGTGACGGCCTCCTGCGTTTTGAGGAGCTTCTGCTGCGCAGCGTCCGTTGCTGCGAGCGCTTCGACTGCCTCGTTATCCAGCACGTAGCCCAGCTCGTGCGCCTCGTCGGTGTACTTTTTGAGTCCTTCGCTGCCCACCTCAATCAGAGGGTTCAGTTCCTGCGCGGACTCGGACATGAGATCCATCGCCAGCGCGTCGCGCTGCGCCTGGTTGTGCATGTTTCCGAGCGAGTCAATGACGTCATAAAAGACAGAATCTGCGCTGCGGAGGCTCCCGTCTGTGTTCTCGATCTCGACGCCCAGTGTCTTAAAGGCTCCCGCCGTGTCCTCCGAGCCGTTCTGCGCCTCCTGCATCTTGTTCGTGATCTCCTTGAGGGAGTCCTTCACGCGGTCATAGGTGACGCCGAGCATGTCGGAGGCATACTGCCATTCCTGGACTTCCTCCACGCTCTGGCCGGTCACGCTTGCGAGCGTCTTGACCTCCTTCGCGTACTCGGCGGACTCCTTGGTGATGCTCATCAGCTGCTTTTCGACCTTGACGCCTGCCGCAATCAGGGCAGCAAAACCACCGACCGCCGCAGCTGTTCCGGCGCTGATGCCGTTGAGGGAGTTCAGCGCCTTGCTGGCGCCCTCGGGAAGCTGAATGCCGAGTTTATCCGCCGCGCCGCCGATCGCGTCGCCAAGGCCGACGGCCTCGCCCTTGCCGTCTGCAAAGGATTCCTTGAGGTTGGCAAAGACGCCCTTCGCGCCCGTGCCCTCCTCCTTGGCCTTCGCGACGGAATCCTTGACCTTATCCATCGCCTGCTGGAATTTCGAGCCGTTAGAGCCCGCCTTGTCGAGCTCGGCGTTGTTCTCTTCCAGCGCCTCCTGCATCTGCTTGAGTTTGGTCTCCGCGTCAATGAGGCTTGTCGACCAGTCAATGGTGCGCTTGTCGGCCTCGCCGTAGGTTTCGCCCGCGCGCTGGAGGACTTCTCGCAGCGTGTCGACCTTCTCCTGCTGCGTCTGCATCTGCCGGGCGAGGACGTCGCCCTTGGCCGTCAGCGCCTCGACGCTATCGGCGTTGTCTGCAAAATCCTGCTCCGTGGCGCGCATCTCCGCGCCTAAGTTTTTAAGTCCTGCGTTGATTTGGGCAAGGGCGGCGCGATATTCCTTCTCGCCGTCCATTTTGACTTTTGTGTTAATGCCGGGCGTTGCCATCAGCCGCCACCTCCCATCAGGTACTGTGCCAGCGACAAGCGCGCAGGCTGCTCCGGCGCATTACGCGCACACCGGCTCGGCGTGGCCATGGAGAAGTACTCTCTGTAGATAGCCATGCACCGCGCCGGTGTCATCCTGCGCCAAAAGACGGTCTCGTCGTTTTTCAGCACATTTACCCAGATATTCAGGTACCAGGCGAAGTTGATACCGCCGCTTCTTCCTGCCTGGTCTCCGCGTTTTTTTCGTCGTCCGTCTCATTGACCGCCAGAATCGTCATGCGCATCACGTCCGGTGCAAGCCGATCAACCGTGTCATAGGATAGCCGCCTTCCAAGCTGCTTCTCGGTGTATGTGATGGCAAAGCCCTTTTCGTCCACCCATTTCTGCTCGTCGGCGTAGTCGTTGAGCATCGCGGCCAGCAGCTGCAAGACCGACTTGAGCGTCCGTTTGCGGGACAGGACGGGGCCGAAATTGCCGCCATTGACAATCTGTACCTCGGCAAGCACGTTGTTGTTGCAGCGAAGCACCCAGTCGCGCCCGTCAAAGCGCCACGCGACCTCGCGCGGCTTGATATCTTCCATGATTAACCTCCTGCCACGTCTGTGGCGGCCGTCTTGAAGACCTCGTCGCACCAGGCCTTGGCGTCGGCCTCGGTATCGAGCGTCGCGACCTCCAAAAGGTCGTCCAGATCATCGACCAGGAACTCGCCGGTCGTGGTCGGAGTCTGGAACGCGATGCTGTCACCCATCGTCTGTCCGTTTGTTGCAGGCGGCCCAAAGAGCACCTTCCGGGCGAATACCGCCGTGAATTTCTCCACGCCGTCGATCATGTCCGGCATGTAGAAGCTCCATCCGACATACTTGCCGGTCGACTTCTTGCCGAAGGTCAGGCTCTTGACGGTGGAACTAGCCACGGTGCGCTGTTTTTCGTACGCGCCGTACATAAGCTTCTGCGCTTCAGTCGGGATATACTTGACGCCGGCGGTCGCCGTGCCGCCCGTGGCCTTTTTCATGTACTCCGCCAGAACGGACTCGGCGTAAATCCGGCCTTCGGCAAAGCGCATCTCAAGGCCTACGGTCATCGCGTCACCCATGGAGACGGGCGTGCCGTACTCCGTGCCTTTGCCGGTTGTTTTTTTCTTGTACTCTGCGACTTGCAGGTATCTCAAATCAAATGCAGGCATGATTGCCTCCTTTCATCGGTTGCTGTTGATAATTTCTGCTGACTTGTCGGTCATGGCCTTGTTCGCACGGTCCCACGTGGATTTGACCGCGTTCGACCAATAGTAGTCGGCCTTGATTTTGCCGCCCGTGCGGCGGCCGTAGTTGAGGACAAAGCCCTTGACGGCGTATTTCTGCTGCCGCGAATCCTTGCCGGAGATCGTGACGTACATGTACGGCACGCCCTTTTTGTCGCGCGAGACCTTGCGCGCCTTTGTAAAGTGCCGCAAGGTCTCGCCGGTCCGGCGGGGTTTGGTATTCTGGTGCCCGGCCTCGATAAAGGCGGAGTGGACGCTTTTGTACATCTCATCCACGCCGACCGACAAAATCGCCTGAAGGTTGTCGTCGGTAAAAAGGTCGGCCTGATTGAGCTGCCGGATAGCTTCTTGGATGCCGTCCAGCGCGATTTTCGTATCGAGTTGCGCCATCAGATCACCTCGCAGGGGATGTCAGAATAATACGTCATGGTCTCCTCGTCAAAGGACTGCTCGCTCTGGCCGATGGCGATGTGCGCCGCCGCCAGCGCTTGCAGCACCTCCGCGGTCAGCGTGTCGCCCTCGGTCTGCGTGGCCACGGTGACAACACACAGGCCGACCGTTGCAAAGGGTATCCCGTCTGCGTTCACGCTGCGCACGCCGGTTGGCGTCCAGACGAGGTAGCGCGTGAGCGGCGAGCCGTCCGGCGCGTGCTCCGGCGCTTGCACCTTGTACACAGCGCCGGGGAGCACCGTCTCGAGCGCCTGCTCAATCTTGGAGTATTTCATACTTGCCCTCCGGTTCTGCCAAGCTCAGCGTCGTGATCGGCAGGCCGTCGGAGTCATAGCCCCGCTGCGCCTGGTCGATGCGGTAAATGTGGTCGTCTTCGAGCACCACGTACTGCTCGGCTTTGATGTCCTCGCCACCGAAGACGCGGGGGATGCTGACCATCCGGGTAAGCTGCACACCGGCTTGCTTCCCGGCATAAAATCGGGCCGCGTATACCTCCCGCTCGCAGTAAAAGTGGCTCGAGGCGATACGCAGGCGGCGCTGGAGGGGAGACGAGGCCGGGAGCAGGTCGCAGACCGTGCACACCTTGTCATAGATCATCCCGTGCCGCCTCCCATCTTCTGCTGCGCAAGCTTGCTGTTGAGCATTCGTCGCAGATACGTCGGCAGCTGCTTTTCCTCGGCGTTCGCGCGCGCCTTGTACATCCAGCCGCCGACCATCGCCGTCAGCATGTCGTCCGCGTCGCAGTCCGGCTGGAGCGCAACGCCGCGCGTGGTGATAAAATCAGCGGCCTGCGTCAGGATACCCCGCAGATACGTCTCCTGCTGCTCGGTTGCGCGCAGGATACCGAGATCCACCATCATGTAGGCCAGCTGGGCGTCCAGTGACATAGGCCGCCTCCTTTCCTTAGCCCGCCTTCGCGGTCACGCTGCCGGAGCCGACCGCAACCGCGCGGCCGTTGCCGTCGACCTCAACCACGGTAATGGTCTGGCCGGTCGTGCCGTCGACGGTCTTATTCGCGGGCAGGTCGGTCCAGAGCTTATCAAGCGTCTCGCCGTTTGCGACTGCGATCGCCTGACCGGCGGTCTGGTACTTGAGCTTGCCGGAGCCGTTGCCCGCGACGGTCACGACGCTCTTGCCGTTGGCAGAGCCCGCAGCGGTGGTAACAATCAGCGTGCCGATGGCGGAGTTTGCAAGGTCCTTGCCGAAGGTCGTTGTCTTGGTGGGCTCGACGTTGCCATAGTTTACAAGGACAAACGCCTCGCCGATGGCGGGCTTGCCGTCGCGGCGCTGGAGGCCCTTGAAGCAGGTCTGGTTCTGAAGCCAGCGCACGTTGGTGTTGGAGTCGATGACCGTGCCCTCGCGCTCGACCGAACGGTACAGGCTAAGGAAGCCGCCCGCGATCTCGTTGTCCGGCATGACTTCCCACTCGACGATCTGACCGCCGACGACCGGCATAATGTCGCCAACGCCAGGGACCATCGCCGCAGCGGAATTGTAAGCCAGCGCGCGGGACTTGATGTCCATGTGTGTCTTGCGGTTCATCGTCCAGATAACCGTGCCGTTGGAGTAGTCGGGCTTTGCAACAGCCAGTGCCGCAACAAGCGCCTGGAAGAACTCCGTACTTGTCTTTGCGGCAAGATCAAGTTTCAGAATATGGCTGGTATGTAGGTCGGTGAATTCGCCCTGCTGCGCGCCCCACCATGCGGGCTTAGTCGTTGCAGCCAGACGCGTGATAATGCCGACAGGCATTTTTTCGCCCGTGCCGAACCAGATGGACTTGTCGATTGCCTTGGCAAGGGACGATGCAAGCGCCTGAAGAATGCTCGTCGCGAGCTGAAGGTCGCTGTCGTCCATCAAAACGGCGTTAGGAACGGCCATATAGCCGCCGACCATGTAGCCGTCCATGGTGAGCTGCCAGAAGTTGATGTCGAGTTCGTTGAGCGCGTCGGTCATTTCCGTCCAGATGGCTTCCGGCGCAACGCCTGCGACGTTCTGACGGGTCGTGCCGCGGAAGGTCGTGGTGAAGCAGTAGCGCAGGAACTTCGATTCCTGATACGTCAGGTCCCGCAAAATCGGCAGGAAGCCGTCCGGGATACCCAACTCGCCGCCGGTGACGCTGCGCTGCTGGGCGCGTGCCTCGCGGACATTCTGGAGAAAAGTGCGGACCTGCTCGGTCTGCATGAGTGCGTCGCGCTCGGAGTAGGTGAGGCCGAACCAACGGCGCTCGCTGGTGTTGTTCATGGGTACAAAGCTCCTTTCGTGGTGATCGTTGTTTCTGGTGTCAGAGTTGGACACCGCGGGGTTGCTTGCCGGAGGCGGCGTCTGCTTGGCCTCCAGCCGGGCAATTTCCGCGCTGCGGGTGTCGATCTCGCCCTGGATGCGGGCAATCTCGGCGGCGTTCGCGCTGCGCTCCTGCTCAAAGGTATCCACAGCCGCGGATACGGCGCTGCGCTCTTCGTCGGTGCTCGTCTCGGTGATCTCGCCGAGTGCCTGGCGAAGCTGCTCTTCTCTCGCGGCAAAGCCGTCTCGGGTCTTCTCCAGCGGGGTCAGCTGCGCGCGAAGCGCGGTGATCTCGCTGTTCAGGACTAAAACTCTAAGTGCTGCCATTTACGGGTTTCCTCCTAACTTCTTGTTCATTTCTGCGCGCCACGTTTCCAGGCGGCGCTTTTCGATTTCCTCAAAATCCCGCTTTCGGGCGCTGACCGAGGTCTGCTCATACGCCGGGAAGGTGCAGACGCTGACCTCATACAGCGGGTCGATCTCTTCGATCTCCCAGCGGTATTTCCCATTGCCGAGGTCGCGGAAGGTCTCACTCTTGATGGCAAAGCCAAACGAGCACTGGTCGACGTCTCCGCGCTGGACTCTGGCGTATAAGTTCATCGCGTCCACGTCGTCGCGGTTGATACGCACGCTTCCCCAGAGTCCGCGCTCATCCTGCTTGAGTGTCAGCGTGCCGGACTTTGTCCGGCCGAGAACTAAGCTCGTGTCGTGGTTGATGAGAGCTCGAATGTCGCCCGAGATCGAATCTGTGAAAGCGCCGGGCTTGATGATCTCGCTCACATCGTCCCACAGGGGATACTCCGAGTTGAATACTGCGAAGTAGCCTTCGATGTAAAGATCGCTCTCGGCTTCGCGCGTCTGAAACGCCTGCGGGATGCAGCGTACCTGACGCTGCTGTCTATTCTGTTCCACCGTCTCCACCTCCTCCTTGTGTAAGCTTTTTCTGGTCTGCGATCATGTCGCGCGGGATGTAGTTTTCCAAAATGACGAGCTCGTTCAGCCCCTCGCGCGGACTGAGGCCGACCCAGTCGCGCACCTCGTTGCCGGTCATAAGGCCGCGCACGTAGAGGTTGGATGCTACGTCCGCAAGCTCCTTTGTGCTGTAGCTGTAGAGCCTGCGCGTCGACATCGTAAAATAGAGGTCTGTCGCGTAGAGGAGCTTGCGCGTCAATTCCTGGCAGATGATATTGGCAATCGTCGTGGCGGTCGTCTTGATCATGTGGTTGTGCTCACTGTCCGAGTATGTGCCCACGCCCAGCATGAAGGGCGTCACGCCGACGAGCGCGGCCACGGCCTTTTTGTCGAGCTCCACACCGTCTTTGATGGCCAAGTCGGACAGGCTCAGCGGCTTGACCTGCTGCACGTCCATGAGGTCGGCCGGGACGATCCACGGCTCGCCCGCGCTCGAGCCCGTGATGTAGTCGTCGATCAGACGGCGGCGGCCTGCCGGGTCGGAAAATTCATCGGCCAGCGCGTCCACCTTCACAATGACGCTGGGCTTCCACTTGTCCGACATGAAGCCCTTCTTTGTCGCCTGCTCCTGCCGGAGCGAGTTGACAACGTCGAGGAGGCTCATCCGGAGCCCGAGCCCCTGCCACGGGTGGTCGGGGTCGACCCAGCGCCGGAACTGGAGGACGGTCTCGGGGTCATACTGCTTGCCGCGACAGTCGATGTAGACTGTCTGGCCTTCGTCCGGGCTTATCGCCTGCGCGCCCGGCATGGGGATAAGGTCGCGAAGCAGCCCGTCCCGCGTGACCGGAAGGAAGAAGGCCGTACCGCTGGCGCTTGTGAGCATTGCCCAGACGATGGCAGAAATCAAATCCTTGCGCGTGCCGAAGCTCCACGGCGAGATGTCCATAAACCGGGAAAGCGCGTTCCGCACGCGCACATCGCCGTCCGGCGTATTCTGCATGAGCTGAATGGTCGCGTTCGATACGATGTCGGCCAGCCCGCCGATCGCGGCCAGCACGTCCGGACTGTCCGCGAGTCTGCAATAGCCCGGCACGCCAAGCGTGTCCTGATCGACCGCGCCGATCACAAATTTTCGCAGCGCGTCGTCCTGCGCGGATCTGCGCTGCACCTTTACTTTCAAGTGGCATCACCGCCTTTCCTTGCCGCCAGCTCCAGCGGCGTTTGTCCCCACATCTTTTCGATGTTGGCATATGTTCGCAGGTATCGACTTGGGAGCGTTTGCGGCGTGAACGCGCCAAAGAGTTTATCCATGTCAAAAAACCGAGCAAGCGTATTTTCTTTGATCAGCGCCGAAGCCGTCCAGAATTTACGCGAGCTACAGAGCTTTGCAATGTACTCGCTATCAGACGCTGCGCCACGATGGGCCAGTGCTGACAGCATGACAGTTGCCAGGCTGTCAACGCCCATTCCCTCCACCGCCCAGAGTGCGCGCCCCTGATAAATTAGGTTCCCGCGGAGCCCGGGGCCAAGCGTCTGCCCAAACACCCCGCGATAGTTGCGTTTGCTCATCGGTGCGCAGGCCATCGGCGTTGCCGGCATTGGGCGAAATGGGGTACAGTGCAGGACGATACTCCACTGTTTATTTTGGAGAGGTGCGGTTCGGTCTGCGCCTTGCAATTCGTCCAAAAACTCAAACCAGTCTTCTTCCGTTTCTGATGGGTATCCGCAGATGTTGTAGAGTTTTAATTGGTGCGGGGCGGCGTCGGAAGCTAGCATAGCCCGCAGGAAATTTTGCATAATGGCTCGAGTAATGCGTTTGTTGACGCCAAACCGCAGCCGCTCGCTAAAACCGTCAATCGCGGTAGTCCGGAGTTTAGACCAATTGATGCACGTCGGGTCTTTGTCCAGATCAAGCATTGCCCGCTCCTTGTCAGCCATGCCTGCGAACAGCCCTGCATCCATTCTGTAATAGGCATAGTCGGACGAAAATTTGCGGTGCCATGTATATCCGCAGAAAAGGCACTTATGGTTGCAGCCGATTTGGCTCTCTGCAAAATCGACACCCGCGACAAGCTTCACGACATGCTCATAAGGCCGTTCTGTTTGCGCGATGTGCCAGACGCGATCGGGGCTGAACTCGTCAGCGTAGAGAATACTGTCAGAAACATAGCGGTCCCCGCGTTCAATTGACTTCACAAGAGGGACAATTAGGTTTTCTCCGCGCCCAAGCATGGCGGCATAAAACCATGGGAGGAACGGCTCTACGTGGAGAACGCCCGCGCCACCAACCAGAACCTTGTAGTTGCCGCGTTGCCAGCTTAACCGCTCTCGCACATACGGCCACCAATCGCAGTCCGCCGTTAATGAGACAAGAACAATATCATAGGTGTGGACGGTTGCACGCGTTGCAAAATCGACTGTATATCCAGCTCGCGCGAGACAGTCTAGGATAACGCTAAGCCCGGAAAATTGTCGAGAGGCCATGCACTCGTTTTTGTAAGTACTCTTTGCATAGGATTCCTGCACGTATGCGCAAATTGTCATTTTTGGATTACCTCGAAAACTAGCCCGCATTTTGGGCAATGTGCGATAGCTACGACACGCCCCCAAAGATCGTCGTTACCAGCCTGCACGTCGAGATCGACGAAGGATAATTGATCTGCGTTTGTTTCCGCATCAATAAATTGCAGTTGCGGCTTACTTTTTTTAGGGGGGGTGGAGTTATACTTTGCCATCATTGGTGATACTCCTTTGTTCATACCAGCCCGCGCCTTTGGCGCTGGCGGTCAGATCCTCCAGATATGCGCACGCGGCAAAGACCGAGCAGTCAAAGACGTCAATGCGCAGGTTTGGAGCGATTTTTTCGTACATCACCATATCGTCGGCCTTTTCAATGCCGGCAACGTTTTGCACGCAGTACTCATAGGGCTCTGCGTGCAGGTAATAGAGCGTGCCCTGCTTCGCGCTCTTTTCCAGATACCGGAAACCCTCGGATTTGAGCGTGAAGCGCTGGATCTGTGCCTTGATCGGGAAGCGCTCCTTCTGCATCTCCACAAAGTACTCGCGGCAGAACTTGGGGTCGTGGCCTACGCGGCGGATTTTGAAGCCCTGGGCCCGGCGCTGCTTGAACCAGCGCACGACGTCCGAGTGGTTTGTGACCTTGTCGTTCGTCATGTCGAGCCAGCCGTCTTCCTGCCAGCCAAAGAGCGGTATCTGGTCTTGCGTCGCTTTGACCACGGCAGCCGGCCGCGGGAACCAGCAGTGCGGGATGATGATGTCCACGCCCTTGTAGTGCCCGAAGAGGCAGCAGGCGGTTAAGTCGTGCATTTTAGACAGGTCAGCGCCGCCGTACCAGCGGATGGGAAGCTTTGCGAGCTCGTCAATCGTCCAGTTGTACTTCTCGTCCGACCGCCGGAACTCCTGGATGTCAAACCAGGCTTTGACGGCGTTCGTCGTGACGTTGAGGCTCTTGTTGAGATATTCCGGCCGGAGCATCGGATTCTCGGCGGCGATGGCTGCGTCGTTGATCATGTCCTGCGGCCGGATGGAGTAGCCCCAGCCGGGGCTCGCTGCTTTGAGGACCGCGGGGTCGTGCAGGTCAACGTCGCCGTTGTCCATCGTCGGCGCGGAACACAAAAAGCAAAAGATCGTGTCGGCGTAGTCACCTGTGACCGTGCCGCGGAGGATCTTCCGGCAGAGCTCCAAATGGCCAAGCAAAAAGCCCCTGGCGTTCGGGCCGTTGGACGAGATGATAATGACTAGCTTGTTGGTGTAGGCTTTTGTCGCGTCCTTGAGGATCTGGTACTGCTGCGGGCTCTTGTAGGTGTGCGCTTCGTCGGCGATGACGATGTTGCAGTTAAAAGAGTCCTGCTTGTCGGGGTTGGCTGCCAGGGCGTTGATGGAGATCATGCCGTCGCCGACATCGCCGGAGATCGACCGCTCCATGTTGTTGTCGATGATCCGCAGGCCCGTCTCTGGCTCATCCTTGACGGTCACGCCCAAGCGCGTGCAGTTGTACTTCAAAAAGTCAAAGCCCTCGAGTGCCTGCTTGAGCGCGCCGCCGACCTCGTACACCTTCGAGCCGGACGCTCGCTCATAAAGTGCCAGGGCAAAGGCCAGCGCGGCCGCAAACGTCGTCTTGACGTTTTTTCGCGGGATGAAGTCCACGGCCTCCTTAAAGCGGCGGATCTTCGTGCCGGGCAGGTAAAAGCCCATGATGTTGTAGACAATGAACTTGTGGTACGGCAGGAGCAGGAACGGTGTGCCGCGCAGGGGCGTCGCGTCCAGGAACTCGCCCTGCTGGTGGCAGATCATCGTCTCGATGATGGCGATGATCTCGTTCGCGGGCTCCGTCCGGAATTCCCACTTGCCGGTGTCCAAGTCTGACACGTACCGTTTACAGGCAAGCACCGCGTCCTCGCAGAGGCCGTTTTCTCCGGAGAGCGTCGCTTCGACAAAGCTGTCGACCTCGCGCTGGTACTGCGCGGCGTGCTCTTCGGCGTGGCTCTTGGCCTCGGAGAGCAGCTGCTCAAGTTTGCTCGCGCCGCCCATCGGGACGCTCTTGGCGCGCGCCTTGTTAAGCCCCGTCGGTGTGAGGCCGAGCTGGTTGCGCAGGCCCTGCACCGTCGCGCGAAGATCCTCGACCGCTGTCCAGTACGGGCTCTTGGCTGTGTACTCCGCGCCGGTCTTGTTGACCATCGTACAGATGCGCTGCCCGCCCTGCTTCTTCCACTCTTTCTCGGCGCGGGAGAGTTCGCGCTCCGTCTTGGCCAGCTGTTTAATCGTCGGCTCAAATATTGCGTTGTACGTGCCGACAAGCTGCATGTCCTGCCGGATCATGTCCTCTCGCGCCATATGGATAATCCTTTCTCTGAGGCTCTGCCAGACGCAGCGCGCGAACGCCGCGTCCAGTCAAAAAAGGAGGATGATGAGATGACTCCGGGCACCGGCGGTGGTTCCCAATGCCGCCGAGATGAACTGCGCCCGGCAGAGCCTCAGATGGTTTGCGTCTGTGCGCGCCCGCGTCGTTTGCGCCCGCGCCGCGCGATTCGAGATTTTCGCGCGTGTGCGCGCCTGGCGGTCTCGGCTGAACCCCCTCCCGAGATTTTCCCGCCGTCGGAAAGAGGGCCCCACTCCGGTGCTCCGATCAGAACGGCGGCGGCGCGTTTCGAGGGGGGGATACCCGCCGCTGCCAGGCGAGGCCGCGCTCAGTCAGCTTTCCGGTCACGCGATCGTGGAAGCTGTTGTGCGCGTCGGCGCTTACCGCGATGAGATTCCAGCGGCACCAGCGCCAGCCCGGGAAATCATCGACTGGGTAGACGTGGTGAGCAACGGTCGCAGGCTCCCGCCTGCCGTACCGCAGCGCCTCCTGGCAAAGCGGCTGCTCGCGAAGGACGCGAGCGCGTAAGTGTTTCCAACGTTTGCTTGTGTAATCCATGGCAAATAAAAAATGCCGAGCCTCCCGGTATGGGAGACTCGGCATCTTGCCGTCCGGCTATCACCTCGGATGTAAAACAAAAACGCCGATCGACTCCCACACTGTGAGATATCAATCGGCGCTGACTCTGGCTCTGGCCTGACGGCACTGGCTCTGGTTCTGGCTCATATTCACGATGGTCTCGCGTCTGCAATGTTTGCAGTACAGAGGGAAATCGACAAGCGCGGTCGTCGGTAAGATCTTGACCTGCGTCGCGTGCCCGCATTTCGGACAAACGATCTTGTTCCCCTGTAAATCAAGTTTAGCACAAGGCTGTCCGGTATGCAACTGTTTTTGCAAAAAAAGTTCGCTCCTCTCGTAAGATATAGTAAAGACCCAAGTTATTAAAGGCTTACGCCTTCCGCTTTTCCCTGTTTCGCCAGGGAAGCTTGTAGTCCACATAATAATAGCTGCCGAACTTGTTTTCCTTCGCCTCGGGCTCTACGTCAAAGGCCTCTTTCGGTGGCACAGGCCGGTAGTTGTCCGGGACTTTTTCGACAGTGATGCGTGGTTTTTCAAGGTTCCGCGATGGCGTCCACAATCGGTCGCCCACATATTCCCGCCCGTGCTGCATCGGCTCCTTGGTCAGATACTTCGCCAAGCCAACAAAGCCGAGCTTGCCGACGGGCTCCCAGTTGATATCTCCATCCGGCCAGAGCTTGCGGAGCACTTCCGTCTCGCCGGGATAATGATTGAGGATGATGTGGTGATGCAGGCGCTTGTCCCCGTGCCGGCCTTCGGTGGTGTATAGATATTTGTAAGGCCGGCCGAAGGCTTTGCGGCTCTCGCGCAGCTGACGGTTAAAAAGCTTCACCCGCTTCTGTGCGGCGAAGGTGTTCGGCGGCTTGTGCGCCTCGTCGTAGGTGAGCGTGAGTAGCCAATCGGAATATGTAAAGTTCGCGGCGATCAGAAACGCAAGCCGCTCGTAAGCGTGCCGGATGTTGAGCTTTTCGCGGATGGTTGTTTGCGGCAGCGACTTTGGTGCCCGGCCTCGTCGCTTGGCCAAGGGCTCTGTGAAGACGCATTCGCGGCACAAGACGGATGTTTTCATGGATACAAGATAGCTCACTTGCTTATAGCCTCCTTATTCTGTTATCGTCGGGGCTCGGGAGGCCGAGCCCCCTATATCTTCCCGGCGGTCCCCCGCAGCCCGTCATGGCAGCAGGCTGCGCCACAAGTCCAGATCATTTTTTCTTGCGCCGGGTGGATACCTTTTTGTAATTAAATTCCCGGATGTGCGGGTTGCGCTCGCGGAAGGGGACAAAGTGCGCGCCGCAGGCCTTGCGCAAGATCGCGTCCAGCCGCTCCTGTAGCCAGTCGGCTTCCGGGCCGCAGCCGTATGCGCCGTCAAATTCTGTGTCCAACTCGGACACGCGGCAGGCCAGACGGTAAAGCCGCTCTTCGCCGAAGCCCTCCTGCGCGAGCGCCGCGAGGAACATGTCGGAGACTTTCTGCATACCCGCCTCCACGCCGATCTCCATCGCCGCGCGCCCCACGGCGTCCAGTTGGTCAACGTATTTCAACGCGCGTCTTCCCCCTCCTTGCGTGCACGGCCAACTCCTGATAAATGCCAATCTTGAACAAAGTCCACCGGCCAAAGTAGGAGTTCCGATTCTGGGCAATGTGGTTTGCCTCGTTGCGGGGCATCCCCAGCACGCCCATGCAGAGCTTTGCAAATCGTTTTCGCGTCATTTTGCACCTCCAGTTTCCATCGGGAAAATGAACTGTTTGTTGAGATAGGACTCCGCGGGCGGATAATACGGTTTACACTTATCAGCCGCCATCCAAACCCAGTGGTCGTCTTTCCAAATCAAAAACGCGCTATTCTGCGGGTATACGGCATATACCCAGAAAACGCCGCCCGATAAAAGCTCAATCTGAAACATTGTCGTTACCTCCTGTATTTGTCTGATACTCGCCGTAGCTGCAAGCTTGCAGTCCTTGCAGCGCATATTTGTTTCGACGTTAAGGGTAGGTGCCCCATCCAAATAATTGATGATCAAGTCAAACTCCCAGTCTTCGATTTCGCCTTTTTGGTGGTTCTCCAGTGCCTCTTTGTAGATTGCATCCGCGTCAACTGGTCGCATCGTCAAATCCTCCATCCATCTTCGCCCCGCACTTACCGCAGAAGTTGTGCCACCGTGAGCACAGCGTTGCGCCGCATATTGGGCAGTTGTCATACGGGATGTCCGCATGCACCATATTCCTGCGGTAAAGTGTAGAGCGGTCTCCCGCTAAAACCCCGATCTCCTCATGGTATCCCACAATCGTCCTCGTGCGCACTTCCGTCACCGGCGTTCCATGCACCACCTCCGCAACGTCGGCGGCGGGCATTCCCCGAATTTCGGCATATGCGCGTTCCAACCGTGTTAGTGCCGTCATACTTCCACCGCGTTCTGCTTTCCGTAACGCAAATAGCGCCGCCTCGCGGCTGATATAATCAGTCATAATCCATATACTCCCTTCTGATTCTGCTTTGCATTTCCGGGCTAAAGACGTAAAGCGGTGTGCATCTACTCAGGATCTCTGCTTTCAAAAGCCGTTCACGCTGGCGTTTGGTCAGCCGCCGCTCTCGCTTCTTCGGCGGCAGCTCGCCCTTTGCCGCCGCAATAGCGGTCGGGTTGTGCTTATGTTGACCCATCATTTACCCTCCGGTTCCACGCAGCCGCGGTTTCCATCCTTGTCATAACAGGATTTGTGGCGATAAATGCCCCTCCGCACTGTTTACACTTTATCGTACAGGTTGTGCCCAAAAACGCTGCCTCTCCGCCGCAAAACGGGCACGGTTTCAGTTCAGCCATCTTCGTCCCTCCAAATCTTTCGTCATACTCGGCAGGCGTAATAAACTCGATATCCTCGCCTGTATAGCCGAGACGGTCGAGGCACATCAGCTCCACCAGTGTATCTTTGTTTACACACTTTACCAGATCTTCATATTGGATAGTGTTGTTCGCCTCAAAGCTCATCTGAGCGCCAAACTCGCCACGTACGGTAAAGCACACACGGTTTTCAACCATCCTTCTTTCCATCCTACGGCTTGACATCCACGTTTACCGGGAACTCGGTGTGGAACTCGATCAAATAATGGTACGGGTCGGCGTGCGTGCCGGTGATGTCCTCGACCACGTATAACGTGTAGTCGTTGAGGTAAATGTAATTCTTCTTGTACTCGTTTGCACCGACCTTGCACGTTACGACCAGCTCCGAAGAGGAGTTGTTGCTGATGGACATATAGCCCTCGGCGTAGAGGATGATTTTGTCAGTTCTCGCGTTGTAGACCGTGATCCGGCGCTCACAGCTGAAATTATCAGCGGCGACGTTCATGTTGTGGTTTACCTTGTCCGCTTCCCTCGTCATGCATCCTGCGAGACTTGCAATAAGCATGATAGCCGCCAGAAGCAAAGCCATTCGTTTTTTCATTTTTCAGTTTCTCCTTTCATTGCCTTCTCGGCTTCCTCGCTGCTCAAAAATACGGTTTTTCCAATGGAACTTCCCACACATGGGCAGAACGGGCACGTTTCAATGTCCCACCGTCCCTGTATTGCGAAGTATTTCATGCTCACGACTCGATGCTCGAAGATTTCTCCGGCAAACACTCTGTGTAATATATCGCCGACCTTGCACGGCTGAATCAGGACGCGCCCGTCCTTGTCGGCTTTAATCAACTCCACCATTCGCGAGATGGAGTAATCACAGCCAGAAAGTGTTTCTTCTATCTCCCGTGCCTCGGCGCACGCCTGCGGGGAAAGCCCCGTGTCCTCGTAATCCTTGAGCCTTTCCCATATCTTCTTCTGCGTGCAGCTTCCGTCATGCGGACACGGCAGCTCACGGCACTGCGCGATGTCGCAGAAGTTCCCTTCAAACGTTAATCGTTCCATAGCCCCTCCTATTCAATCCAAAACGTTGCAACCGGAACAAGTTCTTCATACCATCGCTGGAAATCATTCCAATCGTTAAGAATGTTCCGGAAAAATTGTGCTGTCCCTTTTACCGTTCCCCATCCGTTCGGTGCTTCGTATTCTTTGAACTTATCGGGGTTCTGCTCCAATTTTCTCAAGCCAGCCTCGATTTTTGGAATTACATCCACGCAAAGCCCATTGTTCTGGCAGTTCTTCCATTCTAGCCCAGTTGACTTCTCAATAATCTTCCGAACGTTCCACGTTATATTTGCGTCGCACGTACCAACGGGGACATAGGCATCAACTCCTTCGACTTTTACCTTGAACGAAATATCGTAGCTCATGTGTCTCCCTCCTCCGGCGCTTCCGGCAGCGGCATCCAGTGGGTGATTTCCTCGCCCCATGCCTCCCAAAAATCAGTCGGGCAAATAAAGTCAATTCCGTCCCAAACAGCAATCATCGCCTTATTTCCAGTTGTCCACACAATTACAGCCTCGCTGTATTCCGTCCCGGCGTTGCAAGGTATCGTGTTTGGCATCCGCTCTGTCACCGGAATCCACCGCTGCTTCTCCCGCAGTGCGTCCCTCTCGGCCTGCGCTTGTGCACACCGCCTTTTGGCGGCGTCAATGCCTGCCAAAAGATCTGTGATTGCGGCCTTGGATTCTTTCAGGAGCGTCGCGACACAAAAGGCGCGTCGCTCGATATCCGCACGCATCGGGCAGGTATCGCAGCCCAGCTCCGACGTGCAGTGCCGCAGAGCGCTAAGAATTTCAACGGTCTCCATCGCCATACACCTCCTGATGTGTCTTCCCGCAGAATTCCCAGTACTTGCACGGGGAGCCCTCCTCTCTTTCGCGGCCGTGCTTGCAGTAGCTGCGATTGACGCTGTGGCGGCAGCTGGGGCAGCACGGGTAGACCCACGTGAGCGCCGCGTCGCGCTCTTTTTCAAGCTTCTCGGCCTTGCGAATATTGAACAGCGTCAGCGTCACGCGCAAAATGGCGTAGACGCACACCGCGCGGAGGACAAATTCGACGGCGATGACGATAGCGGAAATGGTGCTGCTACTCATGGATGCGTACCTCCTTTTTGAGCTCAAAAAAATCAGAAAACTTTGCGCCGAACAGATCGCAGATCTTTCTTGCCGTGCTGATGGTGCACGGCTCTCCCCGCAGCGCGCGGGACACGGTCGGCGCGGACAGGCCGGTCTTCCGGGCGATGGCGACAAAATCGCCGTATCGGTAAAGCCCATAGACCGCCTCGCGCCGGGCGATGATCTTACTCATTCGGGACCTCCTCACATTCCTCCTGCCGGACGATCGTCCGGCGTTTTTCGTCGAGCGTTACGATATAGGTCGCGCGGATGCCGTCGCAGCACTGGCGCTTTTGCGCTGCATAGACCTTCCCGGGCTCCAGCTGAAACGCCGGGAAGACCGGCAACGGCTTTGTCACGCGGATATGTACCGGGACGGCCTCCTTTTTGCGGTACTGCGCCGGGACGTAATTTTCGTTTTTTGCCCGCAGGTAGCACTCGCGGCAGCAGTAGACCTGATCGGTCCGGTACGTCGTGAAGAGGTTGCCGCAGCCACGGCATTGCCGGTATAGAAGCTTGTTCACGTCGAGCCCTCCTCTTCCGGCGGCAGCGGCAGCCAGCGCAGGATATTCGGGCCGTTGTCCGTCAAAAGTTCCGCGCTATATAGCTCCAGCTCCCCGCAGTGCGCGGTATCAACGTCATAGATCCGCATGCCCTCGGTTTCAAGCAGCAACAGGACCGGCCCGTCCGGGAAATCGCGGTCTGTGCGCCACGCCATCCGAAAAGCGCCTTCCGGCAGAGCGGCTGTGTCAGACTTGGACACCGGCTGAAGCTCGTCCGTCAGCCCCAGCAGATAGTCCGCCGAGCAGTGAAGCGTTTCGCAGAGCGCCGGGATATAGCGGGGAGTCGGAGTAAGATGATCGTTACCCCAAAGCTTTGTTGTGCCAAAGTCGCCGTTTGCGTACCTTCGGATATCGGCAACCTTTGGGGCACCGGCACAAGCACCGATGTTCAGGGGTTTGTTATCCGGCAGGCCAGCGGCATCGATGGCCTTCACGAGTCGCTGCGCATCGCGCTGGACTGCTGCCCGGCGGCCGCGCTGCCTTTTCTCCTCGGCTTCTTTCTCTTCCTGCTTTTCGGCGGCGTTTTTGTCCGTGCGGTACTGCTTGGCCTTGGAGCACATCTGATCGCAGACGTCATAGCAGCCACGCGCTTTCGCGCCATACTTGCAGTCCATGCAGCACATTTCGCCCTTGCACTGCGGCGTCCACGAGCCGCACGTGGCGTCATGCCGAAGCGTTGCGTCGTCTCTGGAATTCGGGCACCACTTACCATCCGGGCAGCGGAAGCGATTGCTCGGGTGCCAGGTCGCGCCCTTCTCGGCGAGTTCCCGCACCTGCACGATTCCGGCAGATGTGGGAAATTCTTTCGTCCGGGCAAATGCATCGTATAGCCGCTGTTGCAAGGTAAAATCACACCGGGCAAGTTCCAAAGCCGTCGCATCGGGAAGCTTCCCAGCCGCCCACTGTGCCTTAAAATCGCTGGTGAGGTTCTCCTCGATCATGTGCAGGTTCGCAAGCTTCGTCTTGCTCACATTGCACGCCTCGGCCACATGGTCGCGCATCCGGCCGGGGAACTCCACGCCTTGCTCCTTAAGGTCATAAAGCAGACGCTCCACGCGCTGCGCCGCCTGGCTGATCTCCGCGCTCGTGAGCACTCTGGCCGTGGAGTTTGCCATGATGAGCTCCAGTTCTTCCATGGCCGCGCTTTTGGGGCTCCGGACGAAAACCGGCACTTTGCGAAGATCCTCGCGCCCTTCTGCGACCAAAGCCCGAACCGCAGCCGTGCGCCGGTGGCCGGAAATAAGGCGGTACTTGCCGTCCTCCGTGCGCGTGACCGTCGGCGGGTCCATAATGCCGGAGAGCGCAATGGAGTTTTTGAGCTCTTCGAGTTTGTCCTCGTCAACGGCGTAAAAGTTCGCGTCGTTGCTGACTAAATCGTCAATGTCGACCTGCATGAGATCCCGGCCGGTGTCAGACTTGGACACCGCCTGTACCTGCTGGGCAAAAATGCTCGATACGTCAAACGGCACTTGCAAGCCCTCCCTTCAAAAGCTCGTCCATCGTCACGGGCGGCTGGATGTATTCCTGCACAAATGCCCGGTAGTCGTAGCCTGCCGCCGAACGCGGCGAGTAGACCGTGATGGGCTTGCGCTCAAAGGTCATCTCGTCGACCTTGTCGGTGCGGCGGATGTGCTGCTCAAAGACCGGCAGGATGCCGCACTCCCGGAGACTCGCCTCCGCCTCCAGCACCACTGGCGTGTTGCGCCACATGGTAATTAAAGCGCCTGCGATCTTGAGCGCCGGGTTGATCTTGTGCATGTTGTCGATCTGGCGCGAGACATTCGCGAGCCCCCGCAGGCTGAAAGCGTCGAGTTTGATCGGGATGATGACTTCGTCCGAGGCTAGCAGCGCCGCGGCGCTTGCCGCGTTGAAAGCGGGCGGGCAGTCAAAGACCACGTAGTCATACGCATCGTCCTCGCGGATGGCGTCGCAGAAATCCTTGAGACAGCTGCCGTTGACGCGGCTTCCGATGGCGGACAGGTCCAAGTCCATCAGCTGGTCGGATGCGGGCAGCAGGTCGACCTTGTAGTCGGTCGCCCAGATATTCTCCGCGTAATACGGCTCAGCTTCGCCCAGCATCACCTCGGCAACGCCGCAGAGGTTCTGCCCGGCAAGACCGTAAAATTCGGTGGCGTTGCACTGGCTGTCGCAGTCGGCGAGCAGCACGCGCTGGTTGTGGTCGGCGGCCAGGATATAGGCCATATTCACGGCGGTCACGGTTTTCCCAACACCGCCTTTGAGATTCAAAATCGATATTGCCTTCATGGTGTTTCCTTTCTCAGTCCGGCAGCTTGAACTGCTCGGGCACATCGTCGTTACATGGCTTCCAGCGCTTGTCCGGCTCCGGCCGCGGCGCCTGGGAAGCAGATTTCTTGAATGTCTGTGTCTGGCCGTCGAAGGCCAGCATGAGCGCGATATTTGCCTCGCCCTCTTTATTTTTCGCAATGTTGAGGATGCGGCGGCTCCGGCTGTTGTCCGGCTCTTCGCGGTATAAAAGCATTACCACGTCTGCGTCCTGCTCGATCTGGCCGGATGATCGGAGCGAGGCCAGCGTCGGGGGCGGGATCTTGCCGCCTTTTGTCTTCTCTGGGCGGGAGAGCTGCGAGAGCGCGATGACGGGCGTGCCGGTCTGCCTGCCGAACTGCTGGAGATCGCTCGAAATTTTCGAGACGACCTGAAACTGGTCGGCTGCGCCGCGGCCTGTAATATCGCTCTTGATCTTTTGCAGGTAGTCGATGAAGATCACGTCGTAGCGCTTGGACAGGCTGTGCGCCCGGATGTCCTGGACGGTCATGCCGCTGGCCTCGACGAGCTCCAGTTTCAGCCCGCCCAGCCGCTCAGAGAGCACTGCGACGGTTTCCCAGTCGGTCGCGTTCATGGCGTTGAGCTTCAGCTTCGGCAGGCCAATTTGTGCGGTCATGGCGATGATGCGGTCAAAGAGTTTGTCGCAGTCAGTCTCATAGCTGTAAAACCCGACGCGCATCGTCTTGGCCATCCGGACGGCCAGCGTCAGAGCGAGGCTCGTCTTGCCGTCCGACGGGTAGCCGCCGAGGACAACCATATCGCCCCGGGAGGCATAGACGTTTTCGTTGATGTCCTCCATGCCGAAGTCCAGATACACGGGCTTTGCGTCCGGGTCGTGCCGCTGGTAAAACTGCGTCAGTGCGGCGGACATGTCCACCACGCGCAGCCCCGGCCGCTCGACCAACTGGGCGTTTGCCTCATTGACCAGCCCGCGCAGATCGTCCTCGTCGTCCGTGTCCTGCATCCGCTGGGCAATACCTTGCAGACGGCTGACTCTGGCCTGCTGCTTTAAAAGCTGCATGTAGCTCTTGACGTTGGCTGCCGTCGGCGTGACCTGAATCAGCTCCATGAGGAGTTTGTCGTACTTGCCGCCGAGCCGCGCGTTGATCGTCACCGCGTCGCAGGGCTCGCCGCTCGAAAACTGCGCCCGGAAGGCGAGGAAGACTTGCCGGTAAGCGCCGGTCGTAAAATCGTCTGGGACGATCTCTTGCAGCACAAGGCCGACGGTCTTCTCGTCGATGAGCATCGCGCCCAAAACGGCCTGCTGGGCTTCCAACAGCTTTTTTTCGTCCGTCACAGGAACCTCACCCCTCCCGTGTCAACCTCGCGCTTCTGCGCCTTCGGCAGCTCGTCGTCCTTCAGCGGGAAGACGCTCAGCCACTGCCGCTCCGTTGCGAGGTCAAGCAGCGCGGCCATGTTTGCCGAGTCACCGTCGGACAGGCTCATGAGTTTGTTCCAAAGCAGCGTGGCAGCCTGCTTGGACTTGACCGGCTTTTTGATCTCGACCCGCATTTTCAGGAAGCGCCCCATCGCCTCGGTGACGGACGGACCGTACAGCGCACACTTGGCAAGGAGGGAGGCGGCGACGTCGCCAGACGGCGCACTTTCTTTTTCCTTTTTCTTTTTATTATCTTTTTTATATCCATCCTTATATAACGACCGGGAAGTTTGTCCCGGTACCCCGGGATTTTTGTCCCGGTACGTACCGGGCTGTTCGTCCCGGTACCCCTCATCCTCGTCGAGGATGACCGGCGCGGCGACCACGGGGGAAATGTAGCGGATGGAGCCGCCCGTCTTGCGGTTCGGCACGACCCGGACTTGGATGTGTCCGTCATGCTGCAAAGCAGCAAGCCAGCGTCTTATAACATCCTCGGAGCAGTGCATGGCGGCGGCCAGCTGGGCGTTACTCGGCCAGCAGTAGCCCTCGCGCCGCATGAGAGACGAGAGCACGCCGTACAAAATCTTTGCATTGGCTTGCAGCTGCATATCGTCTAAGACGGTTGCGGGGATGACAGACCAGAAAGCCCGGAATTCTTGTGGATTCTCCAAAATTTCACCTCCCCCACACTTGCATTTGGCAGCAAACCGTGATAAACTAAAGATGCCTTCATGGTGTTGCAAAACACCAGTCCCGTGCAGTCGTTCGCAGCGGCTGTGCGGGATTTTTTTACGCTCTTTTTCATCGCCCGCACCTCAGATCATGCTGTAATTCGCGGTAAGCCACGGGAAGACCACGAAAGCGACGACAATGGAGCTCCACATGAGCTTCTCGGCCATTTTGTAAAATTTGCGCATAGTTATCCTCCTTTGTTGTAAGCGACGGCCAGCGCGCTTTGGACGATCTCGTCGAGCTTGGAGACGATCCGGTCAAACTCCGGCCGCTCCGTCTCGTCGATCACGCCGTCTTTTGCAATCGTAATCAGGCGGCGGTCTTCGCGCGCGTCGGCAAAGTCATAAATTTGGTCAATGAGCCGCAAAACGGCCTCGGGCAGATCGCACTCCCGCACATCGGGAATGAGCCGCTGGGCGATCTCGCTCGTCTGGCGCAGGTGCTGGTAGCACAGATACTGCGCGTCGTAAATTTCCGCCATCCGCACAACCGTCTCCGACGGCGGGATGCGTGCGCCGCTCTCATAATCGGCAAGGCTCCGCACCGAGCACGGAATCGCGTCGGCTGCGCGCTCCTGCGTAATGCCCTTGGCAATGCGGGCGGCTCCGTAGATATTTGGCATATGTCCTCCAATCCGGCAGCAAGTCTGCAAGCCGCCTTTGCCCTTCGGCAGGTATTTCGCGTGGGAATGCTGGGTAAACTTTGCTATGATTTCCGCGTCAGCCAGCGAGCCAGCTCCGTCAGCGGCACGGCGTACTTGTTGCCGACCTTCCGCGCGGGGAACTCCCGGTCGGCCAAAAGCGTCCGCCGGTCGAGCCCGAGCGCCGCCTGGCACTCCGTGACCGTGATCGCCGCCCGTGCCGGGAACATGTCCGTCAAAAGTTCCAGCTGCGGCCTGTAGCCTTCCGTCTCACGCATGTTGCTTCCTCCTCTCTAAATCGATTCTTCCGGCGGCTGATAGAGCTCGTCGATCGTGCAGTGCAGCGCCGCCGCCAGCTCCGGCAGCTGCGCCGCACTCGGGTAACATTCGCCACGCTCCCACTTGCCAACTGCTTGCTGGCTGACTTTCATTGCTTCAGCTAATGCAGCTTGCGTTAAACCTGCGGCACAGCGGCGCTCTTTTAATCCTCTCGTTGTTGCCACCTCCTTTTTACTCCCGTAGGTTGTAAATTATATATATCACTCTTTGTAGTTGTTGTCAAGCCTTTTTTATTGCAAATTACAACTTACGCGTGTATTATTTTTACAGAGGTGATCCATCTATGTTTCCAGAACGACTGAGAGAAGCGCGGAAGGCGAAGAACCTCTCTCAAAAAAAGATGGCATCACTGCTATTTTTGTCGCAGCAAGCCTATGCAAAGTATGAAGTTGGCACAGCAAAGCCGAACTCCGAGACCTTGGCAAAAATTGCGGCAGCATTGGATGTGTCAGTGGACTATCTGCTAGGCGTCCAGCCGGAAACAAAAAGCCCCGCCGAAAATCTCAGCGAGGCGAAACGGGAAATGATTGAATTGGTCGACCAGCTTTCAGACGAGCAGGTCAGCAAGCTCCTTCAGATAGCAAAAGCTGCGCTTGCTCTATAAACCATTGGAACTGCTCGTCGGTCATAGCCGCGATTGCCTGTTTTAACTCTTCTCTTTCGTTGTCCATCCCGGCGACACCCTTTCAATTTTTTGGTAGCTATTATATTTTACAGTATTTTCTAGTGAAGCGCAATGCAACACTTTTCTACAAGCTTTTTGGGGAAAGAGGTATGATATGGGGCGCAAGAAATCTGTTATCCCCGGCTTCAGCCTGAACCGGGCGCTTGGCATTGCCTCGGCAAAACAGAAGATCGCACGTGCGACCGGAATCCCGACCACCAAACAGGGCCGCAAGCGGAAAATGCAGAGCCATCTCTGGACAGCAGTGGCTGTCGGCACGGCTGCGGCTTGCCGCCAGAATCAGAGCCAGCCCCGAACTACGGAAGAATCTGAGCAGATCACGAAGACGGTTGCAACGCACCGAAACATCCGCAAGCACGTCATCCGCATAGCAATTGCTCTTTGCATAGGGCTTCTCGTAGTACTCAAGATAAAGAGTCTGTTATTCTGAAAGAAAGAGACGTGATCTCTATGGCTACACAAAGGCGCATCCGGCGGCTTGTGGTCGGTGCGCTCTTCCTCTGCCTGACCATTTGCACGCTGGTTGTCAAGCAGTACATCTTTGCGTTGCTGCTCGGCTCGGTGACGTACTGGCTGATTCTAAGCGGCATCTTCGAGGCCTTCTCGGACGAGCCAGACCCGGAGACAGGCCGCCCTGCCATGTCAAAAGCATGGGTGCTTGCGGGGCTGGCTTTTTTTATCGCCATTGCCGGGCTATTCGCCTGGCTGAGCCCAGTGCGTGGCCAGACGCACAAAACCGCCGAGGATATCCAGCTGAAGGTCGACCGCTCTGGAGCCCCGGACGCAGGACTGCATCAGCAATACGTATCGGAGCTGGTCACGCCCGATGATGAGGCGGAAACCAAGACGGACGAGCTCCAGCAGCCGATCGACAAATCCTGCGAATATATCCTAAATACCAATACGAAAGTGTTCCATCAGCCTGGGTGCAGTTATGCGGACACTATCTCGGATAAAAACAAAGACACATACACAGGCACGCGCGACTCCATGATCGATATGGGGTACGAACCATGCGGGCATTGTAATCCTTAGTTTTGTTCGCCCCGCCGTCGTGCCACTGACGGCGGGGCTTTTGGTTTGCTGCAAGCAGTGTGGGAGCCGCCTGTAAGTATAGCTTACAACGCGGCAAGCGGCAATGTCGAGAAAGCATCATTGTAAATTGTACCCAGAATCGCATTATTTAGGAAAGGAATCTTGCTGAGAATGTCAGAATTGTACGAAATCTGTCGAGAAAAAAAGGAAAACACGGCGCCACGTATCACAAACCAGGATCTTGCCGAAGCAATCGGCAAATCAACAACCACTGTTGCGCAGTTCCTGCGCGGAGATGCCCCAAACGCGTCCTACGACACAGTGCTTGCGCTGTGCCGTGAGCTTGGGGTGTCAGTAGACGAATACAATGGACTGCCGCATGAGGTTCCGGACCCGAACCCCGCGCTGCTGGAGCGGATACACAGTCTGGAGTCAGAGCGCAAGGCATTGGCCGATGCGTTAGAACGGGTGAATGAGCATCTGGTGACTTGCAAGAAATCGCTGAAAATGCACCGTTTCGTGACAACTGTCCTGCTGTCCATGTTTTGCCTTGTGCTTATCGCTGTGATCGTCGATCTGCTAAACCCGGATGTCGGCTGGGTGCGCGTCGCGCTGCGCGGTTGTGTCCAACTCTGACACGGGAGGTTTGTATGGCAATCCCGAAATACTACGTGCGCCCGGACGGGCTCCACGAAACGATCATTAAAATAAACGGCAAGCGCAAAGCCTTCCGCGGCCGGACCGATCGCGAGGTCTGGGAGAAGGTCAAAAGCTATCGCGCCGACGTGGCCGCTGGGAAGACCGAGACCTTTGAGAACGTAGCGCACGCCTGGTGGAACGAGATCGAGCCGACGCTCGCCGCAAACACACACCGGGGCTATAACCCGGCCTATGAGCGCGCCGTGGCCGAGTTCGGGGAAATGGACGTGGCCTCGATCACAGCCAGAGATATTGAGCGCTATATCAACCAGTTTGCGAAGACCTACGCCAAAAAGACCGTCGTCACACAGCGGCAGATCATCCGCCAGATCTTAAACAAAGCCCAGCGCGAGGGTTATATCGCCTACAATCCGGCGGAGGCCGTCCTGCTCCCCAAAAACCTGCCGCAGAAAAAGCGCCGCGCGCCAAGCCCTGATCAAATCAAAAAAATAAAAGCCGGCCTTTCGGACGACTTTGGGCTCTTTGCCTTTTTGATCTACTATACTGGGTGTCGCCGCGGCGAGGTGGAGGGGCTCAAGTACGAGGACATCGACCGCAAGGCAAAGCGCATCCGTATCCAGCGCAGCGTCTACAACGTCAGCACCAAACCGGAGATCAAGGAGCCAAAGACCGAGGCCGGTATCCGCTCCGTGCCGCTGCTGGACGCGCTGGCCGCTGCCCTGCCAGATAAAAAACGCGGTTTTATATTTTCTGACGACGGCGGCAAAACCCCGACGCCGGACTGGAAGATCACCCGGCAGTACGAGGACTACCAGAAGCGCACCGGCGTCACCGTCACGCCGCATGAGATCCGGCACGGCTACGCGACCGCCCTGCACGAGGCGGGCGTGGATTATAAAACCGCGCAGCAGCTGCTCGGCCACGCCCAGCTCTCGACCACGATGGACATTTACACGGATATTTTGGATAATACCATCGACGATGCAGCCGCAAAAATGGGCAAGTCCTTTTGACCCTGATTTACTGTGTCCATTCTGTGTTCGCAGGCGTGTATTTTGGCGCTAGGATATGCTAGGCTTTGCCATGCTGGTGCAAGCCAGAAAGCAAAACATTTTTGATATAAAGTTCCGTGTTTGGCTGATAAAATCAGAAAATATACAAACAAAAGCACCCGAGAATCAAATTCTCGGGTGCTTTCATCATGGCGGAGTGGGAGGGATTCGAAGCATATAAATCCAAGGCAATACCAATGCAAAATCAGATTGCTGTGTTTATACTGTGTTCAATCTCTTTAGAGCCTTGGCTCTACGATACCGTGATAGTACCCGGCGATCTTCGCCTCGGGGCCGCCGCCGTCCTTATCGAAGAGAAACGCCTTCGCGAGGTCTGCGTAGTATTCCGGCCGGTCGAGGCCGTATTTCTGCGCAACCTCGAAGTTGTCCGAGTACTCCATATTGAGTGCCGCGAACCAGATCCACGGGTCGACGTGCACGCCGATGCTGTTGGCCACGGCCGTGGTCTGCTCGAGCGTCCAGTGCGCGCCCATTGAGCCGTCGTCATTTTCCATGTGCTCTGTCCAGCGCCGCGCGTCGTCCTCGGTAAACGTGGAGGCTTCGGACTCTATCGTGATCTTATCCGCCTTGCACAGCGCGTCCATGAGCATGGTGCAGCTGCCCACGCTTCGGGAGCTCACGGGCTCCGCCATACACGCCTCAAGCGCCTCGCAGAGCTTTGCCTTATAGGCTTTGATCTTGTCCGTCATAGGCTACGCGAGCTTGAGGAGGCCCGTGCAGAGCTCGACCACATTGCCCGCTGCCGTCGAGTCGGTCGTCGCGATGAGGGTAAAGGTGTGGTTCACGCAGCAGCAGCACCCGGGCAGCGCCAGTTCCGTCTCCGTGTGGATCTCGGTGTTTCCGGTAGCCGGAAGCGTTACCTTGCGCAGCGTGCAGGGCAGCGCGACGCCGTCCATGTACCACTGCAAGGTGAGCTCGCCAGCCGCGGACGACGTGATGACCGCATCGGCTACTAGGTGATAGAGCCCAATTTTTACGGTGTCGTAGCTCTGAGGCTCGACCTGAATGGACTCGCCGGAGTTGACAACCTTCGCGCCCGCAAGCGTGAGCACTGTCGCAGCGTTTGCTGCAAGCGTCTGCGGGCTGTTATTAAAATACCGGACGCAGGATTTCTGATAGGATTTGCTGTTTCCGCTACAAGACATTTACTCGTCTCCTTTCAAAATTATGAAAAACGGGGCAATCGCCCCGGATAGTTATATCAGGTTTGGTCCGTCCGTCAGCCGCCGCAGCCGCACGGATTGCAGGGCGGGTTCTGGTAGTACCTGCCCAGCTGGCCGAGGATGTACTGCGACTGCATATAGTCGTTGTTCGCGGCGCGGCTCTGTGCGAGTTCGTCGCGCAGGCGCTGGTTCTCCTGCTGCTGCAGGAGCGTTCTGGTCGCCTCGCCCTCGGCGTGAATAGCCGTCTTGATCTCGCAAGCGTTGATGCTGGCGTTGTAGTTAACTCCGTCGATCGCGCGGAGAATGTCGCAGCAGCACTTCTGCTGCGCGGAGATGCCGTTCTCCGTGACGGACTGCAAATCGCGCAGCTCGCCGAGGATGTTGTAGGCGTTGTCCTTGACGGCGCTTGTGATGTCGTACGCGCCCTGACGCGTCGCGGCCACGCCCTCGTTGTTCTGGCGCTCCAGAGCCGCAAAGTCCGTTGCACGCTGTACGTCGGCCTGCGTCGCCGGGGCACTCTCGCCGCTGCTGCCGCCGAAGCCTCTGCCTGCGAAGAGCAGGAAGAACAGCGCGATAAGAATCACAATACCCCATCCGCCGAAGCCATAGTCCTTATCCATTGTGTTCCCTCCTTTCGGGTTAGATTATTGATAGGCGCTTACGCGCGGTATCACTTGCTGATCTGGCCGACGAGCTCGCCGACCGTTTTGTCTTTGTTTGCCTCAAACCAGTCATTAAACCCAGGCTGGGAGGCGAGGAAGCTAAGCACCATCTGGGGACTCTGGCCTTTAAGCGTCGTCATTGCCGTCTGCATCAGGCCGTTCAGCAGTTTGTTTCCGCTGCCGCCGCCCATCAGTGCCATGATCGGATTTTGCATTGAGTTTTCCCTCCAATTCCTCGATTTTCCCGGCCATGCTCTGTAGGCCGTCTGTGATCTGCTTAAGCTGCTCTTGCAGCTGGGTCGCTGCCTTTTCTTCTTCCGTCGGCTCCGGGAATATCCGGAACCGCGCAATGGTCTTTGCCGCCATGCTGTCGGTGCGGATGTAATAGAGCAGGTTTTCCGTCTCATGCAGCGCGAGTGCGTTGTCGTTTGGCTGCATCTGCAAATTGTTGATGCTGGCCTCGCTGGCCACGGTCAGCACGCCGAGTTTCGGCGGCTGCTGCGGCATTTGCGGCACCTGCGCCCGCGGCATGGGCTGCATCTGCACCTGCTGCGCGCCGTCCATCTCCCAGCGCCCGGTGTATGGGTTGTATGCCATCCTGTGTCCCTCCTTTTGAGACCATTGTACAGGATGTCCATTTCCCAAGGGTGGCGCGAGTGTGATTTTATGTGCAAAATAATTTGATTTTTTTAAAATAATGCTTGACATATACGGGTAAACCGTATATAATAAAACCATAGAGATAAACAAAAAACAAACCCCAACACGGGGCAGGAGGAAATAAAAATGAAAGCTACTATTTATGCAAACTACGGAATGCTCGCAGCTGAAAAGCGCTGCATCTACACCACAGCCGAAACCGACGCCACCGTCTCCGAGCCGCTTGACGTCATCATCCCCGAGAAATTCGCCCCGGCGAAAAACGCTGCTGACGAGATCGTCGTCACGCTGAACGGTTACAATTATCGCTTGCAGGATGTCCTGTGCGGCGACGAACAGCCCTGCATCATGGTCCCGGGATACACCACCAGATACGAGCGGCTCGCTCGTGCCTAAGCCAAAGCGAGGGAATCCAAATGCCAACTGAGGCACAAAAACGCGCCCGGAACAAGTGGGACGCGGAGAACCGCACCGTAATTGGGTGCAAGATGCGGCGAGAAGACGCGGAAGCGTTTAAGGCCGCCGCGCAAGAAGACGGAACAAACCCCAACGAGCTCTTACGCGGCTGGATCGGGGACTACATGAGCAGGGAGGTGACGACTATGACAACCGAGCAGATTCAGGCGCTGGCGACGATCTTTGCGATTTGCCGCAAGGCCACGAAAACGCAGAGCCAGAGCGACATTGACAATGCGCAGCGTTACCCCATCAAGTGGGCGACCATTATGGTGCGCAAGCTCCACGCGATGGGCAAGGCAACGGACGATATCGACCGCGCAATCGCCGAGCAGTACGGCAAAATCGACATCGATACGTTTACGGCCAACTTTGACAAATGCCTCACGCTCGAGCAGCAAGGCGTTTGGAGCCTTGCATTTTATAAGGCAATGCAATAAAGCACGCTTTGGGCGCGCTGGGACACTTTAATAGGAGGGACATTATGACGGCAGATGAGTACATAGCCAAACTGGAGAGCCGCTGGCCAAAAAACATCCCGCTGGGGCTGCTGCGCGACGCAGTGATCGTCGTCTCCCGCCGGAAGTTGCAGGAGATTAAAGCCGAGCTGCATGGGGCGGATCAATCGCACAACCTTTGCGCTGGGCGCCTTTGTGCGTACAAAATAGGGACTGTCGACATGGCAAACTTTGAGGCGCTCGTCCCGGGCTTTGACGCAATCCATTTCGTGGAGGTTGGGGACTACCTTGTCCATCAAGGCAAACTATCGCAAGTCACACGTGTCAACCGTAGCTCAACCGGGCGTGAGGCCTTTGTTGATATCACGCCAGTCGCTGACCTT